TCAGGATAGTCAGACTGGAATTCGTTTACATCGGTATAAATTTTGCAGTCAACGCCGCGTTCCACTTCTCGCACAAATTCACCGAACACAAGAGCCGTGCCATCCCTAAAACAAGGGAGATCACTATCTTTTAAAACATCGGTGAGATTGCACGTTTCGGATATTGTCCAATTCAGCGCGGCTTCAGCCTTATTTCTTGCGCCAGAATCAAGATTACTACCCGGCTTAATGCCTGCGCTAATCAACTGCGGGCCTCCGAATATGGCCCTGCGGAAGTTGGCGCGCAGACTGCGGAATTTTTCAGCGGGCAAACGTAAATCTATCTGGCTAGATGATTCAGCACCGAAAGGAAAGTCTGTTGCTTCCTCCATTCCCTCCATGAGCCTATTTAAGGACTTTAAATCCTCCCGTACTTTGCCATAGGCTTCATCCCATGAACGATAGTTAGATTTAACAATGTTTTCTAACTGCTTCAACTTACGCGGGCCAAGAGGTAGCTTAGTTGAAAAATTATAGCCATCAGCATCACGCACGTCGCGCTTTATTTTTGCCGTAGACTCATTGTCGGGAGGATTGAGGAAGAAAAGAGGCATTTACTTTTTAGCTTTCTTATTTTTCTTGGAACCTTTCATTTTCTTAGGGGCTTTTCCGGTCATCTTCATGGGCGTAGTTTCCATGCGCGGCATTGAAAGTTCTTCTTTAGGAGCCTGGAACCGGGGCATTACTTTTGATTTTTTCATACTATTATTTCCTTTTGGATATACCAGCTTCACTCATGGCAATAGCAATAGCCTGTTTTCTATTTATTACTTTCTTTTTATTGCCAGCCATAAGAGTCCCACGTTTAAATTCAGACATTACAGCTTCTACTTTATGGCTTTTGTTTCTAAGTTTTCTGCGGAGTTTCGCCCCAGCCCCAAATTTATAGGGATGGTCCATGGCGTTTACTTTCCATTGGGGAGCTTTATCTGATTTAGCTTTGAATTTAGACATTGACATATTTAATCCTGTTCTTGTATTCCTGTGATGTCGAGGCAAGTTTCGGGAGCTTGACCATCTCGAAGCTCTACTGATCTCACTTTGAATTTTACAAGGGCAGTCCCGGTCTTGCCTACGGCCTTCTTAATGCCTTTCTTTTTCATGCGAATGGAGGGATAGTATTTGGGGGATTTACCTTTCGTGGAAATAGAGGGCATTTCCATCGGTTCATCCCCAAGGTCTATAAAGTTACCTTTCTTTATTTTACCGGCCATATTACTTTTTAATAGGAGGCAGAGTAGACGAACCTTTCACACCTTTGTCCGCATTAAGGCCAGTAGACGGATTGTCCACGATAGGCCCGCCCACAATATTATCCGCATTGCCATACTTAAGTTCGCCGCCAGCCTTGTTATTGGCGTTGGGCTTGCTAGGTTTTATCTTAGCCATAATATTTTTCCTCGCTTACTTGAATATTTTAGAAAGACCCTGCTTGAAATTAAACGCGCTTACGGCCTTACCAGTCAAAACTTTATTGCGGTCCTGAATTTCCTTGCGCTCTTTGTACCATTCGCGTACCGTGTCATGGAGCAGATACAAGAATCCGTGCGCCGTAGCCGGAGCCATACGTCCTACAGGGATAGTGACAATCATAAGATTGCCATCAGTCGTAAAAGATACACGGGCGTTGTGATCGTCGCGCTCAATTCCCATTACTTCTTTCTTGGGGGCTTCCACGGCAGTGTTTTCAGGTGTAGGCTTATCTGTTGTTTTGGTTGTCATAATTTGTCCTTTGAGTTTAGCATATAGATTTTTTAATGTCAATATTTATTTTAGCCCCTACGATGAATTGCACACCGCTACCTCGCTTACAAAGCGAGACCTTCGCTATCTAAGGCTTTAGGGGCATTAAACAATCCCACGTCTACCACCTGGCCGATATATGGGATTCGTAATTCTCAATATCTCCCGCAGAGGCTGGCGGCGTATGACTGCCAACTGCTCGGGCACGTAGGCCGTCTCTTTTAAAATGTAAGCGGCAATAGCGGCCTCGATAACGCAATCATCATGACTACCATGTTCGGCCTCTAACTTTCCCGTCTTGCTCTTAACAAACGTGTTCATCTCCATTATGGTGTCTTCGCTATTTATCTTCATCGTGCTTTCCCGCATAGCTTCCCGTAGTGCGGTAATAGCAAGGGGGCGTGTTCGGCTGTTTGTCTCCCACGGCTTTTTTGTTTCAGGGTCAATCCACATCTTAGGATATTCAAGGCTATTCAATTTTGCAATCGTGGCATTACCGGGATACTTATTTTCAACGGCAATCATAGCCCAATTATAATATACACCCATATCGCGTAGGATATAACCGAACTCGGATGGATCACAATACCCATGCCAATGAGCACATTGTTCCCATGTAGCCAAATCCCACGCGCTAGCAGAGGACATATCTTGCCCCTCAATGCCATCGCTAACGTCGGCGGTTATCAAAAATGCCTCTGACATTATGCGTGTGCCCTCGCCGTGCGCCACACCTTAAAATTGCCTCTAGGATTGGGGTCAACAACTACCACGCCGCCGTTGTTCACAATATCACCATGCCACTTAATAGGGCTAATCCCCGCCTCTTGGCGTTTAATGTCTTGCCATTTGAATACAGTCTGCCCGCTGGTTAAAAATGCCTCTTGCCACGATGCCGGATATTCCTGGGGGAATTCCTCGGGCTTATCCATATTCTCTTTCTTAATGCGCGCCCACATTATCTGCCCCCATGACAAGTTAAGGACCTTCTTTAATTCTGTTTCGTCAGGGGTTAACTCAAAGGGTATTTGATTCGGGATACAGTATTCATCATCCCAATTCCAGCCATAGAAATGTGGCATAATGGGATAGTTAAACGTGCCGGACAATTGGCTTTTGACATTGTTCTTTTTATTCGATATTGCCTTAAGCCAAAGAGCATGGCTTTCTGTCCCTGATCCGTTGGCGGTAGATTCGCGCACAATCATGCCATCATTACGCATAGCCTCATTGAGTCCCGTTATGACTGACAGTTTTTCGTAATGACATATTTCCGAAAGCAAAGAATGGGTGATATCATCACCACGGCCAAAGGCCCTCTGACCAGCAGTCCCGCTCCAAAAACTGCTATTAGTATCGGGGAAGTAAATCTCATGCTCACTATTTTTCCCTATGCGTATCGGTATCTCGCAAGTCTTGATATAATACTTGACGCGTTCCAATAGCTTCTGCGCCGCATCTTTTTCAAACGATACGACTACCGCACGTGTGTTTTGCTTGAATATGCAAGCATGTAGCCATATTGCAGAGATACCCGCTGTAAAGCCCATCTTACGCGCTTTAACGATGAAGTCATTATTTGTATGGTTTTCCCACCAATTAGCGAACGCTTTACGCCAAAGGAAAGGCACTTGCTGGCTGTTCTTATCCACGATAGATAAACAGCTCTCAATAAAATATTTAGGATTAGCAAGCTGTGCTATTACCTCTTGCTCTTTTTGGTCAGTCACTTTTCTACCACCACGCGGGGAAACGTGGCCCACGCCGTAAGCACGGCCAACTCTAACGCCTTGCGTGCCTCGTGGTTAACCGGGTGTGCAATCTCCTCATGTGTGTCATCTATCTTTTTTTGCGACGGCATAGCAATAAGTATTGATCTGTCGGGTCGCTCTATAAGTTTAATACCTCGTAAAACAATGGCCCCATCAATCACTATGGCCGCGTAACGTAAAAAGTTGCCACGGCCCGCCCCATAAAAGTCAACCGATGTTATTTTCATTCGGGTTTGGACTGCTCAACCCTTACAGTCCAATTCATAGGCGTTGCCATTGGGATATTTTTCTCGGGGTCATTCTGACACCAGCAGACACGGCCAGGGGGAAGGGTGCTGTCCCAATCCTTAACTACCACGGGCTGTATTTTGGGCGCGGCGTGAGCGCAGACGTAGGTTATGATTATTCTATTAGGCATAGTTATTTCTCCACGATACCGCACACGTCCCCATCATTTATGAGCAAAAAACAGTCTTGCCCTATATCAAACGTACGGCAAGCGGACAATACGCAATCAGTATCAATCACGTCCCCCGGCTTAAGGTTGGGCACTCCCGCATCAATAAGGTCAGCACCGGGGCTAATGCTCACCACCGTGGCAAACCAACCCTGCTTATTGGTCTTAACCGTGTTGGGGATTATCAGCCCATGCTTGGTAGTGGGCGGCTCGTACTTAACTACGATTTTATGGCCCGCAGGTTTGTATTTGTTTATGTCGGTAATTTCAATCATTGTATCCCTCCGTGATTTATCAAATTTATTTATCCAGCCCACGATTCGCGCGGGCCTGTATCACGATATTATAAATCGTATTACTCGTAATAGTATCGCCCTTATCATCGGACACGGTATCAAGGCCCTGCAAGCGTAAGGCAAGTTTAACGTGCTCACGGCGTTCGCCATAGTCTACGACTTGATCCGCCTTAATGGTTCCAGTCTCTTTATCAACTACAGAGCCCTTGCCCTCTTTGGTAGCGTCTATGCCCTCTTTAATGCGCGTCATCAGTAAGCCGTGTGTTATGCCTACAGCTTCCATTTCTTTGCGTAGCAACTCCTGTACGGCTGGTAGCTTGTAGGTCTTTGATACTGTACCCTGGCTACACCGCATTTCATCGGCTATATCTTTAAACTTATCAGCAGTAGGGATACGGCGAATAATCCCACGTTGTTTTTTAGTGAGATGCAGTAGGCTTCCGTCTTTGTTTACAAGAGT